AAGGCATATACCCCAGATTGTACCCGCAGTTTTCTTTCTATATATAGACCGGACTTGAGGACACCCTTACAGCCACCCACCCACTTATACAAAGACATCTTTTCTGTTTTATTTTTTTTAAAATCCACTACATGTAGTATATGGATTACTTTAGTGCAGATGATTTAGATTCAGTTGCTTACATAGAAGAAGGTACAAACAATGTCATTATTAAGTTTTATGGCTTTCCCAATAAAATATCAGCCGATCTATTTATCAGCTATGCTATGCTCAATATGGGTTTTGATTATCACCCTATAGATGGTATGAAGTCAGACATGATACACTAGATATGGATATTAAAATACCCTATACACCAAGAAAGCATCAAGCTCACTTGCACAGACAGATAGACAAACACAGATGGAATGTATTGGTATGCCATAGAAGATTTGGCAAAACAGTATGTATGATCAACCACCTAATTAGGTCAGCATTACTGTCCAAACTTAACAACCCTAGGTTCGCCTATATTGCACCCACCTTCAAACAAGCTAAATCTATTGCATGGGATTACATGAAACAGTTTACCGCCAAGATACCCCACACCAAGTTTAACGAAACAGAACTGCGTGTAGACCTACCTAATGGTGCTAGAATCACCTTGCTAGGCTCCGAATCCCCAGATGGGTTAAGAGGTATATATTTAGATGGCTGTGTGATTGATGAGTACGCAAATGTCAATAGTAAGCTATTCCCAGAAATAATACGACCCGCACTATCTGACAGAAAAGGTTACTGTGTTTTTATTGGAACTCCAATGGGAATGAACAACAACTTCTATGAACTGTACCAACATGCACAAGGTGCGGATGATTGGTTTAACTACAAAGCTAAAGCATCAGATACCAAGATTGTAGACAATGATGAGTTGGTCAAGGCAAAAGAAGTAATGGGTGAGAAGAAGTACCTACAAGAATTTGAGTGCGATTGGATAGCCAATATCGAGGGAGCAGTGTATGGAGATGTTATAGCAAAACTAGATGATGATAAACACCTTACAAGAGTTCCATACGATCCTGCCTTACCAGTATCTACAGCATGGGATCTTGGGGTCTCCGACCACAGTAGTATAATATTTTATCAGCAGTTAGGCAGAAGCATAAATATAATTGATTACCATGAAGAGAGAGGTCAAGGATTACCTTATTACATTAAGATGATAAATGAGAAAGAGTATATCTACAAAGATCACTTTGCACCACACGACATTGAAGTTACCGATTTTGGCAATGGCAAAACTCGTAGAGAGGTCGCATATCAATTAGGAGTTAGGTTTAAAGTCGTTCCAAAAATTCCATTAGAAGATGGTATCCACGCAACCACAATGACGTTACCTAGATGTTGGATTGATACTGACCATTGCAAAAAATTAATAGATGCGTTAAGACATTACCACAGGAAGTATATTGATAAAAATAGAATGTTTAGATCAAAGCCTGTACATGATTGGAGTTCACATGCTTGTGATGCAATGCGTTACCTAGCAGTTGGACTACAAGAAATTAATACTAGACAATCGGCTCCACAAAGTGTAGCAGATAATAGTTACAGAATTATATAGGATTATTATGGGTTCAATATTCAAACCAAAAATGCCATCATTGCCGCCACCACCTCCAGCACCGGAAGCACCGAGTGATGAGTTATCGGCAGAAGAAAAAGAAGCAATTAAAAAAGAACAAGATGCTATAAGAAGAAGAAGAAAAGGTAGAAGTGAAACAATATTAACTAGTCCTCTTGGAATACAAGAAGATAAAGAAAGTCAGTTAGAAACATTGCTAGGTAAAAAATAATGGGTGCAGCAGCAGGAGCAGGTGGATCAGATAGTTCAGATGAAAGAAAAGTAGATACTTATTCTCAACAATTAAAAACAATTCAAAAGAAAAAAAGTAAAACTACTACAGATAAATTTGGTTATACAGTTCCTAAAAAAAATTCTTTTGTACCTCCTAGTGTTGCAATAATAAAAGATGTTTTTGGAAATACAATAGATAAAGCTAATCTTAATAGAAGAATGAAATTTGCCAACAAACAAGGAATTAATATTCAAGGATTAAGTACCGAACAAATTTTATCAAAAGATTTTAAATCTCAATTAGATGCTAAAGGCTATACAAGAGAAACACCTACTGGAAATAATAATGGTGGTAATGACAATAATAACCAACCAGCTATAGTTCAAAAAAATGTTGGTGGTCAAACAGTACAAACAACTGAAGCAAAAGTAGAAGAAGATAAAACTAAATCAAAAGAATATGATGTAAGAGTTACAAAGAAAAAAGGTAGAAGAAAAAATATCCTTACATCTGCAGGAGGTGTAACAAAAACTGCAGCAAATTATTCATTAGGTAAGAAAACTTTATTAGGACAAGTAGTATAATGGCAAAAACAGATTTAACAAAATCTTTATTAGCAAGATTTGGTAGACTAAAAGCACAAAGAGCTAACTGGGAAAATCATTGGCAAGAAGTTGCAGATTATATGCAACCAAGAAAAGCTGATGTTACAAAAAAAAGATCAAGAGGTGATAAAAGAAATGAATTAATTTTTGATTCATCACCTATACAAGCAGTAGAATTATTAGCAGCATCATTACATGGTATGATGACAAATCCATCTACACCTTGGTTCTCATTAAAATTTAAAGATTCAGCATTAGAAATGGAAGATGAAGCAAAACTTTGGTTGGAAAATGCAACTGAAGTTATGTACTCTGCATTTAACAGATCAAACTTTCAACAAGAAATATTTGAACTATACCATGATCTAATTACTTTTGGTACTGCAGCAATGCACATACAAGAAGATAATGAAGATGTATTAAAATTTTCTACAAGACACATCAATGAAATATTTATAGCTGAAGATGACAAGGGTAGAATAGATACAGTTTATAGAAGATTTACTTTATCAATAAGAGCAGCAATGCAACAGTTTGGTAAAAATGTATCACAAGCAGTTCAAGCACAATCAGTTAAAGATCCATACAATGAAATAGAAATATTGCATGTTGTTTATCCAAGATCAGATTACAATCCTAAATTAAAAGATACAGAGAACATGCCATTTGAATCTGTGTATATAGAAATGGATAGTGGTAATGAATTATCAGTATCTGGTTTCCAAGAGTTTCCTTTTGTAGTGCCAAGATATTTAAAAGCATCACATGAAATATATGGTAGATCCCCTGCAATGACAGCCTTGCCAGACGTAAAGATGTTAAACGAAATGTCAAAGACTACAATTAAAGCCGCACAAAAACAAGTTGATCCACCACTATTAGTTCCAGATGATGGCTTCTTACTTCCTGTAAGAACTGTACCGGGTGGACTAAACTTTTATAGAAGTGGTACAAGAGATAGAATCGAACCATTAAACATTGGTGCAAACAATCCATTAGGATTAAACATGGAAGAGCAAAGAAGAACTGCTATTAGAAATGTTTTTTATGTTGATCAACTGATGTTACAAACAGGTCCGCAAATGACAGCAACAGAAGTTATCCAGCGTAACGAAGAGAAGATGAGATTACTTGGACCAGTATTAGGTAGACTACAATCAGAACTATTAAAACCATTAATTGATAGATGTTTTAATATTTTATTAAGAAGAGAACAGTTTGCTCCTGCACCAGATTTTTTATCTGGTCAAGACATAGAAATAGAATATGTATCACCTCTTGCTAAAGCACAAAAATCTACAGAGCTTTCATCTATTACTAGAGGTATAGAAATACTAGGATCACTTGCTAATGTAGCTCCAGTATTTGATTATATTAATTTTGATACACTTGTTAAACATGTAGCTGATCTTGTGGGTATTCCACAAAAGGTACTGAAGTTACAATCACAAGTTAATGCAGAAAGAGAAGAAGCTGCAGCGGCAGCAGAACAACAACAACAAATGGCACAGATGCAACAAGTTGCACAAGCCGGAGGAGATATAGCACCACTAGCAAAAGCATTGCCAGAAGAAGCAAAAGCATTAGTGGAATAGTATGGAAACAAAACAACTAGAAAAGTTTTTAAAAGAATTACAAAATAACTACAAATTTATATTCGGTACAGATGAAGGTAAAGAAGTTTTATCTGATCTTGAAAAAAGATGTCATTATCATTCTACCACTAACGTAAAAGGTGATAGCCATGAGAGTGCTTATATGGAAGGACAACGCAGTGTCATTCTATTTATTAAATCAATGCTGCAAAACAACAAGGATAAATAATGTCAGAAGAACAGATAACACAAGAAACTGTGCCTGTGGAAACAACAAGTACAGAAACACCTCAACCTACTGCAACACCTGTCTCAAGTGGAGATACTCCCGCAAGTTGGAAAAGTTCTATCAGTGAAGAATTTAGAAACGATCCTAACATTGAAAAGTTTACAGAGATAGATGCGTTAGCAAAATCTTACATCAATGCAACAAGAATGATTGGTCAAGATAAAGTTGCTGTACCAAATAAAAACTCAACAGAAGATCAATGGAATGAGGTTTACTCAAAACTTGGTAGACCAGAATCTCCAGACAAATATGTTTTAGATGTTAAATCAGATGTTGTTAGTTTAGATGAAAATGCAATTAAAAATTTTGCAGAACAATCTCACAAACTTGGTTTAAATAATAAACAAGCTGAAGGCATATTAGATTTTTATAAAAATAATATGGAAGGCTCTGCACAACAAGCAAAGATAGATACTGAAACTGCACAAGCTCAAGCCGAACAAGAATTAAGATCAGAGTGGGGTAGAGATTTTGATTCTAAAGTTGCACAAGCTGGTGCATTAGCAAAAGCAAATATCAATCCAGATGTTTTAGATATGCAATTACAAGATGGTACAAGAATAGGTGATCATCCAGAAATTATAAAAGGTTTCGCAAAAATTGCAGGTATGATGTCAGAAGATAAAATAGTTGCAACTGAAAGTGAAAATGTAAATTCAGTTAAAGATATTGAATCTGAAATATCAGCTATTACTAATGACACTGATGGACCATACTGGAACAAAAGTCATCCAGATCACGATAAGATAGTTCAACAAGTTTATACATTAAGAGAGATGCTTAATGCAGATAAATAATCTTAATGATAAAGAGATTCGATTAGAAGTATTGCGGTTGGTTAAAGAGACAGGAACAGAGTTTCATAAAAATGATCCCTTGCCAATCGCAGAAAAATATTATAATTGGATAGTAGGTAAGAAAATTCGCAAGAACCTTACTGACAAGAAGGAATAGACTTCTGCTCTAAAAGAGTTTAAATCCAAGAATTGCCTATCATTATTGATGGAGAACTATTCTGTTTTTTATAAATATAACAATAATGTAAATAGGAGACAAATATGTCATCACAAATAACAACAGCATTTGTTGAGCAGTATTCTGCCAATATACAAATGTTATCACAACAAATGGGATCTCTATTAAGAGATGCAGTTAGAGTAGAATCTATCGTTGGTAAAGATGCTTACTTTGACCAAATCGGAAAAGTAACAGCTCAACTAAAAGTTAGCAGACACTCTGACACACCTCAAATCGATACACCTCACTCAAGAAGAAGATGTAGCTTGGCAGATTATGAATTTGCTGATTTGATTGATCAACAAGACAAAGTTAGATTACTAATTGATCCAACTTCTTCTTATGCAAAAGCAGCAGCTTACGCAATGGGAAGAGCTATGGATGATGTAATTATTTCAGCAGCACTTGGAACAGCTAACACTGGAGTATCTGGTGGAACAGCAGTTACATTACCTGCAGCTAATATTACAGCAGTTGGTACTGGTGGAGCTAATACTATGAACATAGCAAAATTAGCTTTAGCAAAACAAAAACTTGATGCAGGAGACGTTGATCCTTCAATTCCAAGACACATTGTTGTTTCTCCAACAGAGATTCAAGATTTGTTAAACAACACTACTGTTACTTCATCTGACTTCAATACAGTAAAAGCATTGGTTCATGGAGAAATTGATTCATTTATGGGATTCAAATTTCATGTTTCTAATAGACTTACTCAAAATGGAGCAGGAAATACTCAATGTATTGCCTTCGCAGAAGATGGTATTTTACTTGGTATTGGTAAAGACGTAACTGCTAGAATAGACGAAAGATCAGATAAATCTTACGCTACTCAAGTGTACTACTGTCAAACAATCGGTGCAACTAGAATGGAAGAAGCGAAAGTTATTTCTGTTCTTGCAAACTAATCATAGCTTAATATAGGAGAAATAATTATGGCTAATTCAACACAATACGCAAAAACAGTTGCGGCTTCACCATCAAAGATCAGTACTACTGAACTTCATGGTAGAGTGAGAGTAGCTTACGCAGACTTTACTGCGGATGGTGCTCAAGAAACTATCAATATGTTCAAGTTACCAGATGGTGCTAGAATTATTGGTGGAAGATTAAATCATGCAGCACTTGGTTCAAGTACAACTGTATCAGTAGGACATGCAGCTTACACACAAGCTGATGGTACTGTTGTAGCACTAGATGTAGATGAATACAAAGCAGCAGCTAGTTCAGCTTCTGCTACAGGTTCAGCTATTGCAGCAACTACAGCATTGGGTGAAAACTCATTAGTAGATGCACCAGATGGTTTAATTGTTACAGCAACTACTGCTGGAGCAAATGCAACTGGACTTATCACAGTTCAGATGACATACGTTCTAGACTAATAAATAAAATTTTAGGCGGTGAAAGCGAGAGTGGAAGCCGCCTAGAGTGCATGAAAAAAATACAAGATTTAAAACCTGTATTACATTTTAAAAAAGATAATTATGTGTATAGGTATGTATTAGTAGATAGGTTTCAAAACGATTCTAAAAATCATTATGGCTTTGATACTAAAGAAGAGAAAACAACAGAAGAAATTTTTGCTTTAGAAAAAGATAGACATATAAGGCGAAAGTATATTATAAGGAAGTAGTATGGCATCAACAGTAGATATTTGTAATGGAGCATTAAATCAGTTAGGTGCAACAACTATACTTTCACTTACAGAAGATTCAAAAAATGCTAGACTTTGTAACTCAAGATATACTCAAGTAAGAGACGCAGTATTCAGATCACACCCTTGGAACTGTTTACAAAAAAGAGTAGAGTTAGCATCATCAACAACAACTCCGGCATGGGGTTATAAATTTAAATTTGATTTACCGGGTGATTGTTTAAGACTATTAAGAATATTAGATTTTGATTCTAATTACCAAGTAGAAGGTAGATCAATATTATCTAACAATGAGACTATGAAAATTTTATATATCTCAAGAGTAGAAGATCCTAACCAATATGACGAATTATTAAGAGAAACATTATCAGCTGCATTAGGTTCAGACATTGCTTATGCCATAACATCAAACAATACTACATCACAAAATATGTTAGTTACTTATCAAGAAAAATTAAAAGATGCTAGATTTGTAGATTCAACAGAAGGTCAAAACACAAGACAAGAAAATGGTATGGCAGATGTGGTAGATGCGGGTACATTCATAAACTCAAGGTATTAGTAAATGGCTAGAGTAGCTGCACAACTTTCAAACTTTACAGCGGGTGAGTTGTCGCCAAGATTAGATGGTAGAAATGATTTAGCAAAATATTCTGCAGGATGTGCAACTGTAGAAAATATGGTTATCTATCCTCATGGAGCTGCAGCTCGTAGACCGGGTACACAATATGTTTCTTCAGTAAAAACACCAGCAAACAAAACAAGATTAATACCTTTTGAATTTTCTACAACACAAACTTATATTTTAGAATTAGGCAATCAATACATAAGATTCTATAAAGATAATGGTCAAATATTATCTGGTGGATCTCCTTATGAAATATCATCACCTTATTTAACTGCAGAAATTTTTGATATTAAATTTGCACAATCTGCTGACGTTATGTATATCACACATCCTAACCACAAAACTAGAAAGTTGTCTCGTACAGGACATACCTCTTGGACATTAACAGAAGTAGATTTTGTTAATGGTCCATACCTAGATACCAATTCATCCACAACAACCATTACAGCTTCTGCACACACAGTTGGAACTGGAAGAACTTTTACTGCTAGTACAAGTACATTTGTTTCAACAGATGTTGGAAGATTAGTTAGATTCAGAGATGGTTATGCAGAGATAACAGGATTTACAAGTGCTACAGTTGTTACTGTTGAAATATTAAAAGATACAGGATCAACTAGTGGATCAACCGATTGGTCTCTTGGTGCGTTTTCAAGTACAACAGGTCATCCTTCTTGCGTGTCATTTTTTGAACAACGATTAGTATTTGCCGCAACATTAAATAATCCTCAAACAGTTTACTTTTCTAAATCCGGTGATTATGAAAACATGGATGCAAACATTGGCGGTACTGTTGCAGATGATGATGCTATTATTTATACAATCGCATCTAATCAAGTAAATGCTATTAGATTTATGGCTGCTGGTAGAACTTTAATAATAGGTACTGCAGGTGGTGAATTTACAGTAAGTGGTGGTGGAGATAATGATGCAGTAACACCAACAAATATTTTAATTAAAAAACAATCTAACCATGGTGCAGCAAACACAGATGCAATAGCAGTTGCTAACGCAACATTATTTTTACAAAGAGCAAAAAGAAAAATTAGAGAACTAGCTTATAACTTTGATGTAGATGGTTATACAGCACCCGATCTTACCATCCTTGCCGAACACATTACTGAAGGAGGTATTGTTGAAATGGCATATCAAGAAGAACCTTTAGCAATTATTTGGTGCGTAAGAAATGATGGTGAATTAATTGCATTAACTTATCAAAGAGAACAAGAAGTTGTTGCTTGGCATAGACACATTTTTGGCGGAGCTTTTGGTAGCAGTAAAGCAGTATGTGAATCTGTTGCAGTTATTCCAACAGAAGATAGTGAATACGAATTATACATGATTATAAAAAGAACTATCAATGGTGCTACTACAAGATATGTAGAATATTTAAACACATTTGATTTTGATCAAACTGATAATACATCATTTAATTTTTTAGATTCACAACTTAATTATAGTGGTGCAACATCAACATTGAATGGCGACATTTCTAATTCAGCAAATACAGTTATTGTAGCATCTGGAACAGACTTTACATCTTCTGGAAAAATAAAAATTGGTGGAGAAATAATTACTTACACAGGAAAATCTACAAATAATTTAACTGGTTGTACTAGAGGAACAGAAAGCACTACTGCGGCAGCTCACACATCTGGAGATACTGTAAAACAAGTTGTTAATTCTTTATCTGGATTAAATCATTTAGAAGGTCAAACAGTTAGTATATTAGCTGATGGTGCAACACATCCAGATAAAACTGTATCATCAAATGCTGTTACTTTAGATAGATTTGCAAACAGTGTTAAGATTGGATTAGGTTATACATCAATATTAAAAACTATGAGAATAGATGCTGGTTCACAGAATGGTACATCACAAGCTAAAACAAAAAGAATATATGAAGTTACTGCAAGATTATATGAAAGTGTTGGTGTTGAAGTAGGACCAGATTTAAATAATATGGAAAGAGTACCTTTTAGAAAATCAAGTGATCCTATGGATCAAGGTATTCCACCTTTTACAGGTGATAAAGAAGTAGAATTTAGAGGAAATTATGATACAGATGGATTTATGATTGTAAGGCAAACTCAACCTTTACCTTTAACAATTTTATCACTATACCCAAGGCTAGTAACAAATGATGGATAATACACTACATATAGTACCTTACACAAAGGCTCATGGACAGTTTATATTATCCTGTCAGATGAACCACAAAGTATTAGAAGCAGATAGACACTACATTAATGTAGAAGGTGATGCTAAAAATTTAGAACAAGATCATTTAGCTTTTACTGGTATTGTAAATAATAAACCTATCTTTGCAGCAGGTATGAAAATTATTTGGGGTCAAGTTGCAGAAGGTTGGGTTATAGCTACAAATGAAATGTGGAAACATCCTATAGGTGTAGCAAAAGCAATTAAAAAAGATTTTGCTAGAGTTGCAAAAGAAAATAATATTACTAGAGTTCAATCTGGAATTAGAAAAGATTTTAAACAGGGTTTAAGATTTGCCGAATGGCTTGGTTTAGAAAAAGAAGGTTTGATGAAAAAATGGGGTTTTGATGGTTCAGACCAATACTTATATGCGAGGATATTTTAATGACACCAGCAGCAGCAATGCCATTTACAGCAATAATGGGAGCAGCTCAATATTCTGCTCAAGGAAAAATTGGTAAATTTAATCAAGCAGTAAATAATAGAAACGCACTTATTCTTGAAGGTCAAGCAGATCAAATAGAAGCAAAAGCAGAATTTGATATTGCTCAATTTAGAAAAAAATTTACAAAAGTTGAAGGCGAAACAAAAGTAGCTCTTGCTAAATCTGGTGTACAAATAGGTAGTGGCAGTGCTTATAAT